TCTACCAGGTGCTTTGATAGACATGTCGAAGCAATGGCTTATGCCGTTTGTAGAGAGTAAGGAAGTGCGTTGGTCTGAAAAAGATAAGCAATATAACTTTCCATCTGGTGCTTCATTGAACTTTGGTTATCTTGAATCAGCTAATGACTGTTTTAGGTACCAGGGCGCGGAGTTTCAGTATATAGGAATGGATGAGGTTACACATATTGACCCAGCTAATTACCGCTATTTGTTCTCTCGTCTTAGAAAGCCAAAGACACTACAAGTTCCTTTGAGATTTAGAGCAACGGCAAACCCTGGCGGGCAATTTGGTGAGTATTACTATCAGCGATTTTTCGTTGAAGGTCCTGAGAAAGGACGTATATTTATTGGTGCAGGCCTTGATGATAACCCGTATCTTGATGCAGATGCTTATCGTGAATCGCTTAATGAGCTTGACCCTGTTGAGAGAGAACGGTTACTTAATGGTAACTGGGAAATTAAGGCCTCTGGCGATATGTTCAATAGGCATTGGTTTAATATCGTGCCATTTGATAATGTACCACCTGGAGCTCGCACAGTTAGATACTGGGATATGGCTTCAACAGACCCCGCAAAAAGAAAGACAAAGTCAAGAGACAAACGTGAACCTGATTGGACCGTTGGGTTCAAGCTCACACACTACCAAGGAATGTATTGGATTGAAGACATAGTACGTGTTCAGAAATTACCTCTTGATGTAGAGAAGATTGTCAAGGCGACCGCCGAAGAAGATGGGTACTCTGTAGCCATAAGGATGGAACAGGAGCCTGGTTCATCAGGCGCGTATACGATTGACCACTTCGCAAGAGGTGTACTGAATGGATATGACTTCACCGGTGTTGTTTCTTCTGGTTCTAAAGTTGAGAGAGCTAGAACTGCCTCTGCTGCATCACAAGGTGGTAAAGTTCTTATTTCAAATCGTTGTAGAAACATTCTGCCGTTTCTTGATGAAGCTGATGTTTTTCCATATGGTTTGAAAGATGATACTATTGATGGTTTCTCTGGAGCATTTAATTATTTCCGAGGACCCTCACTGGTAAGAGTACCATCAAGTGTTAAGAAAGTTGGCGGTTCATACTGGTCAAGATTTAATAGGAGGTGACACACTTGGAGAATACTAATAAAGTTGTTAATTTCAAACAACTTGGTACAACGGGCCTGAAGCGATACGGACCGTATGTATATGAAGAATTTTTACCTGAATTACGTTGGCCACGTGCGGGTAAAATATACCAAGAAATGGCTGATAATGACCCAGTTATTGGCGCAATATTGTATCTTGCTGAGATGTTGATACGTGGTACATCATGGTCTGTAGAGCCTGCATCTACAAATAAAGAAGACACAGAAGCTGCTAAGTTTCTAAAAGAGTGCATGGATGATATGGAAATGTCTTGGCCGGACATTATTTCTGAGATTTTGTCTATGCTTACTTACGGATTTAGCTTCCATGAGATTCTTTACAAAGTAAGACGTGGCCCTACAGAACGAAGTGCGCGTTACAGAAGCAAGTTTTCTGACGGTAGGATTGGCTGGAGAAACTTGCCAGTTAGGTCCCAGAACTCTCTAAATGGTTGGATTTTCAATAAGGATAATGAAGCAGTTGCTTTTGAGCAATTAGCTGAGCCAGACTTTAAGAAAGTTATTATTCCGTTTAGTAAGGGATTGCTTTTTCGTACTCGTGTTACAAGAGATAATCCAGAGGGCAAGTCCTTACTTCGAAATGCTTATAGACCTTGGTTCTTTAAGAAGCATTTTGAAGAAATTGAGGGTATTGGCATTGAAAGAGACCTTGCAGGCTTCCCGGTTCTTCAGTCTCCTGAGGGATTGGACCTTTGGAATGAAGATGACCCAAACATGGTTGCCTTACGGTCACGGGCAGAAGAGCTTGTAGCTAACGTCAGACGAGACAGCGAAGAAGGCATTCTTCTTCCTTTCGGTTGGAAACTGGAGCTTCTTACGTCCGGTTCTTCACGACAAATTGATATTGGGTCTACAATCGAGCGATATGATAACAGAATTGCAATTACAATGCTTTCTGATGTTATTTTGCTTGGTAATAAATCAGGTTCATTTGCATTAGCTGACACAAAGCAGTCAATGCTTGCAGCATCTTTACAGTCTCAGCTTCTTAATATTGCTGATGTATTTAATACGGATGCAGTACCGAGACTTTTTCAGGCAAATAACTTTGTAGGGCTTACAAGCCTTCCTAAGATTGTTCCTGGACAGATTCAAACACCGTCTCTTAAGGAAGTTGCTTTGATTCTTCGTTCAATGGGCTTGAAGATAAATGATGACCGTGACCTACAGAACTATCTCAGACGTATTATGAATATGCCTGAGCTTAGTGAAGAGGAACACAAGGCAATCTATAGCTCAAGTGCTAAAAGCCCTAATAATGCGGGTAATGAAGAAACAACGACTGACCCTGTAGATGACACTTCTCAAAAGGACTTGGAACAAAATGATATGAACTATACGGGAGGTGAAAACTAATGGACATAAAAAGAGGCGTCGGAGTGCTTGTAATGCAGGGTAGCAAAGTTCTTACTGCTACACGTACAGATGATGGAACTATCTGTGGACCAGGTGGGCATCTTGATGGCGGTGAGGATTTGAAATCAGCAGCTCTCAGAGAGACTGAAGAAGAGTTCGGTATAGTTCCTACAGAGTTAGAGCTTCTTGGAGAATTATCAGGCATGCCTGAAGAGTACTGTAATTCTACTGTATATCTTTGTACTCAGTATGAAGGTACACCAGTTGCGGACGGTGTTGAACAGAAGTCTGCTAACTTTGTAGAATTAAGTGACCTTCTTGAAGCAGACAACTTGTTTTTACCGTTCAAAGCTTCATTAAGTTTACTACAACAGAAAAACATGTCAATAACCACTACTTTCAAAGTTGCTAAAGCAAATGACAGTGAGGGACTTGTAAGTGGTTGGGCCAATGTAGCAGTTAATGCTGATGGTAGTCTGCCATTGGATTGGCAAGATGACATCATAAGGCCAGAGACCCTTGAGAAAGCGGCTATCAACTTTATGATGGATTACCGCGGCAGTGGGGCGATGCATGAAGGCGATTCTAAAGGAATTGTTGTAGAATCTATCGTATTCACTAAAGAAAAACAAGCTGCAATAGGCATTCCAGAAGGTGTTATACCTGAAGGATGGTTCATTACTGTCAAAATACTCGACCCTGTAGTTTTTGAGCAAGTAAAGAACGGTACATTCAAAATGTTCTCTATTCAGGGCCACGCAAAGCGTGTTGAGCTTTAATGTTATTATTTGCAACCAATCAGCGTATAATATAATTAGGAGGTGAGTTTGGATGCCATACTTACTTGAAGACTTGGTTGTTGACCGGGTCGACTTAGTTGATGAAGGTGCCAATTCGGCTGCTTTCATAGAACTTTTTAAGAGAAAGGAGCGAAAGGAATCTATGGACTACAAAGAAGTCATCGCAAAGATGAGCCCTGAGCAGGGGAAGCTTGTTCAAGCCGAACTCGATAAGTTGGCTGGAGAAGTTACCAAGGCTAAGGAAGATTTGGCGACAGTAACCACTGAGCGCGATGAGGCAAAGAAGCAGCTTGACGAAACCAACGGAAAGCTTGAAAAGGCAAATGACGATTTGGCAACAGCTAAATCAGAACTTGATGCGTTAAAGCAGGATGAAGGTAAAGACAGTGCTGCTAAAGCGGCTTTCGATGAGGAAGAGACTATGAAAGCCATGCCTAAGGAAGCTCGTGAGCTGTTTACCAAAATGAAAGCTCAGAAAAATGCAGCTGAAGAAGAGCTGCGAAAAGCTAAGGATGCTGAGAAGCATGCGGAAGCTGTTGCTAAGGCGGCTACTTTGAAATCTTTACCAATCGAACAGGCGAAGCTCGTAGAGCTTGTGAAGGGTGCCACACCCGAAGTTCTTGAACTGCTTGCCACCGTTGCTACTGCAATGGATGAAACAGTTCTCGGCGAAGTTGGCAAGAGCAAGGCTGGTGCGGGTACTGCTTCCACAAGCAACGAAGCATGGGCCCAGATTGAAGCTAAGGCTGACGAAGTAGCGAAGAAAGACAGTATTTCCAAAGCCAAAGCAATCTCAAAGGTTGTGAATGAGAATCCCGACCTTTACAAACAATATCTACAAGGAGGTGCGAACTAATGCTTACTGCTTATGAAATCCCTGGAAGTCAGTTTAGTCTTCCGGCAACAACTGCAATTGGCAGATATCGCTTTGTCTCCATTGATGCTACTGGTCAGGCAATTCAGGCTACAGCTAGCACGGATGTTATCGGCGTGTCTCGTAATGAAATTGACCCCGTTAAATATCCGGACGCACAGGTTGTAGATATTGCGGACGGTATCATGATGGTCGAAGCGGCTGCAGCTATTCCGTGTGGTTCGAAGGTTACTTCGGATGCGGATGGCAAAGCCATTGTTGCAACTGGTGATACCCACGTTGGTATTGCTTTTTCAGACGCGGCGGCCGCAGGCACAATAATTGCGGTAAAACTTTAAGAAAGGAGAATAGACAATGCCTGAAATGAATCAAGCTCATATTGATAGAGCGTTAACCAATATGTCAGTTGCTTATATGCAGGATGAATCCGCATATATCGCTGATAAAGTTTTCCCGATTGTTCCTGTTAAGCGCCAGTCTGATGTGTTCTACATCTACAACACTGGAGACTTCCTCAGGGACGAAGCTCAGGTGCGTGGCCGTATTGCAGAATCTGCTGGCGGTGACTACGACCTTGAGACTGATGTTTACCACTGCAAGAAACACGCTTTCCATAAGGATGTTGCTCCTGAGGACCGTATCAACTACGACGAACCTCTTGATGCAGACAAGGATGCACAGATTTACGTCACCCAGAAGATGCTTATCCGCAGGGAGATGGAATGGGCGTCCAAGTTCTTCAAAGCTGGTGTATGGACAAGAGAGATTACCGGTGTTGCAGCTACTCCTGCAGCAGGTCAAGCAATCTTCTGGAATCTTGATACATCCAATCCTATCGGTGATGTTACCAACGAAGGTATTCGTATGGCTGGCCTTACCGGTATGAAACCGAACACTTTGGTTCTTTCCCCATACGTGTTCAATGCATTGAAGAATCACTTTGATGTTCTTGACCGTATCAAATACACTGAAACTGGTATCGTTACTACTGCATTGCTTGCTTCCTTGTTTGAAGTTCAGAACGTGTATGTAGCATGGGCTGTAGTTAACTCTGGTAAAAAGGGTGCTACAGACGACATTGGCTTCATCATGGGTAAGAATGCTCTGCTTTGCTACAGCAATCCTACTCCGAGCCTTCGTTCTGCTTCTGCTGGTTACATCTTTGCATGGACTGGCCTTGAGGGTGCCGGTGCGTATGGTAACAGAATCGTAAGACTTCCGATGGACCTGCTCGGCCTCGGTGTAGAACGTATCGAAGGAGAAATCGCATTCGACGCTAAGAAGATTGGCGATGACCTCGGTGTGTTCTTCAAGGACATCGTACAGTAATGTCATACTTCATTTGTCGGCGTGCTTTCCGCGATGCGGAGGGGCCGGTACCTGTCGGGTCAGTTGTTGACCCGACAGGAATTAAAAGATTCAGGTTCCGTCTACAGGAAAAACATATTGTAGAGGTTACCGAGCAGAACTTTGAGCAGTATGCTACTTTGTTTGAGCAGAGGTATGGTGTTACTATTCCGAAGCTTGACGAGGTACCTTCAAAGGAATCTGATGAGGAGAAAGAACTGCTTGCTAAGCGCGTTGAAGAATTAGGACTTGATTTACCTGAAGATTTAACGTTTGAGCAGGTACAGGCAGCGGTTGCAGAAGCTGAGGAAAAAGACAAAGCAGAAGCTGAGGAAAAAGCCAAAGCAGAAGCTGAGGAAAAAGCCAAAGAGGCTACTCCGGTTGCTAAAGATACGGCGAAAGCAAAGGTGACTGAGAACAATAAGTAGGAGGTGATAAGATGTCTTGGAGCTACTCTGGAAATCCAAAGGATAGTCCTATGGATGAGATACGTTTTCTTGTAGGTGATACAAATAAGAACGAACCGATTCTGCAGGATGAGGAAATCCAATATCTTATCGACGAATACGGTGCAAATGCAAATGTTCTCAGATACTATGTCTTTACGCATGTAGCTACAATCTTTGCAAGGGACATAAAAAGAACCCTTGGACCTCAATCCGAAGACCCTACAAAACGGCTGGAATATTTTCAGCAGCAAGCTAAACACTATGAAGGCTTGTTAGCTAGTGCAGGAATATCGTTACCTAAGTATGCTTATCCTAAAGTTTTCAGAAAGGGTATGCAAAACAATCCGCCATGGCCTTTAAGGGCTGGAAAGCGGGGTGACTATCTTGTTTAATAGCTTAAAGTCTTGGATGAACCTCACTGCAGTACGAAAGCCTTACATCAAGCGTTCAGGAACAGGTGCGAAAGTATTTGGTGATTCAGTCAATATGGACTGTTATGCTGAAGGTAAGGTGCAAGTAGTTACAAACAAGGAAGGTAAAGAAGTTGTTTCGAACAAGATTCTGTATGTAGATGGACCTACAGAAATTGATGAGCTGGATAATGTAGTTTTTGAAGGTAGAGAGACTGAGGTCAAAGCTATCGGATATTATTATAGGAATGGCCAGCCAGATATAAAGTTGGTGTATCTATAATGAGAGCGACGATAGACTTTAACTTTCCTAAGAATGAACTACAGAGGTTTGATGCAACTTGTCAAATTGCTATACAGAATGTTTTCAGAGGAACAAAGAAAGCCACTGAAGCAGCTTGCCAGGAGATTCTTAGTGAGAGTATGGCACAGGTACCAAAAGAAACCTACACATTGCTGATGAGTGCTTACTATGAAGTAGCACGAAGAAGCGATACAGCTCTTACCACCTGGGCTTATGAAGCAATCATAGGCTATGGAGGAAATGGAGACCCGATAAATCCTAAGACTGGCCGACCTGCTTCTTCTTATATGCTTGCTGTTCATGAAGATATGACAGCAGTACATTTGAATGGTAAGGCTAAGTTTTTGGAAGACCCAGTACGAGAATACGCCGCTAAGAACTTTCAACGGACAGTGTTCAAGTATGCACAAGAATCTTTAGCTTCAATGAGTGATTAGAAAGGAGGGTACTTATGGGACAGCCACTGTTGCTTGACATCATTACATTCTTAACCACTAAAAACGTTGTTATAGGAGACGGTGTTGATGCATTCCGTGACTTCATTCCCGAAGAACCTGATACACTGATTGCTCTTATTGAGTATAGGGGAGACCCTATGATTCCAGTTGACCCGACAGCGCATCGGTCGGTTCAAGTTTCTACAAGGAACAAAGATGCAGACCTTGCGAGACAGAAAGCGTTAGAGATTTTCAAAGTCTTTGTAGACAA